GTCTATGCCAGCCGTAGCATTTTTGTAAACTTCTTCTGCTCTTTTTCTGAACTCTGTTGGGTTATCTAGCCTCTCTCTATTTAGCTCAGACAAACCTCTGTCTATTTCTGTTGAAATTTGCGAGTCTAATGTATCCGCCTCAACGCCTTGCCTACCTAATTCAAACTCAGCAGCAACATTTCCTATGTCAGAAAATACTTTTTGGTAGCCCATAGTAGCCTTACCAGGTGCAGTAAATGCAGCCGCACTTGCTCTTGGCGATAACTGACCAGCAGCAACTCCTACAGTTGGGCCAGCACCTTGATTATATAATGGTATTTTAGGCATTACCCAAACGCTCCTAAACTCTGCCCAGTTGATATTGCACCAGTAAATCCACCTAACAGCGATTGTTGTCCTTGTATTCTAAAAGCAGCAGCTTGCGCTCTACCTTCAGCAATAGCTAAAGTAGCTTCTGATTTCTTTTGCATTTGCTCTATACTAGATGCGTACTGTATTCTAGCCGCATCCTTTTCTCTGTTGAAATAAGTGTCTGCCAGCGCCTGTAACGCACTGCCTGACATCTGAATACCAGACTTAGCTGTAGCAACCCTCTGCGTGGCTATAAGGCGGTCTGACTGTCTTCTTAGACTTGCTTCCTCTGATACCTTAGCTCTCTGTAAAAGTATGGCTTCATTCTCTGCAACCTGTGCATTATACTCAGCTACTTGTTGTGCTGCTCTAGCCGCTTGGTTAGCGCCCTTTGCACCCATTACACCGCCAAGAACCTGACCGCCAATGGCTACCGCTGTTAATGGCTCCATTACTGCACCCTAGCCATGCGATAGTAATCAGAACCGTCTGGTCCGTAACTTCTCATTAGCCCTTCCATCTCAAAGCCCATCCACTTCCCAAACCTAATAGCCTTTGCATCACTTACCGCAATGCTTGCCTGTATTCTTGCCAACTTATTCTTATGCACTATAACATCAAACATAAGGTCTGCATACTTAGCAACTGTTCTAGGCTTTGATTTTGCAAGCTTTCCTAACAATACCCAAGCCTCTCCAACTTTACCCCACAGCATATGTACACCGCCCATTGCCACAATCTTGCCATCTTCTAACAAAGTATAGCCGTGAATAGCATAGGGCGCTTTGAAAGCGTCTTTATGCTCTTGTAACATTTCGTAACCCAAATCTATATTGTCCATGTCTTCTCTAACAAATTCACGCAGCTCAAGCATCGAATGTATTTGACCTTCTCATTATAGCTACAATCGTCATAGGCAGTGGCTGGCTTTGCCTAATAACAACCTGTGCATCATTCTCATAACCAGATGGAAAGAATATTTCTTTGTCTCCGTTGAATAAAGGAACGGCTGTATCCATAGCCATGCTACTGTCTCTAAAAGGTAGTCTGTCTAAATTGTTTGTGTCGGGTCCTAATTCAGCACCAACTGTGTCTAAGAACCTAGCAGTAATACCGTGGATACGTTTAATCTTACCTTGCGCAATACCATCGTCAGCACCAGCTTCTAAGCGTAGGGTTTCTACAAGCGAGTTATAAGATAGCCCCACATGTACTTTGCTTGCACTTCTGTCTAATGTAATAGCGCCACTTGAAACAGTTTTGTCTGGATGTGTCGAACCATCAGCAAGTATTTGAACTGTCTCACCTTCTAGGTGGTCTAGCCCAGTTATAGATGTAGTGGCAGAACCGTCATATGTAATACCGCTATCAACATAAAATGCGTCTTCAACATCCTGATTAAAATAAATAGATTTCATAAAGACAATATGTCTAACAACAGAGCTATCTATTGTTCTCTTAACAGATAAATATACTTGGTCTTCTGTGCCGCTTGGTATAGCTGTTATACTCTCTACAACACCGCTACCGCCCAAAGGATGTTGATGCCACCCTATTGTGTTATTTGCTGGGTCATAACTAAGCCCTATTAATGTACCATCGCCTCTTACAAACCATAAAACAAGTTCTGGCTCTTGCTGCCAAACCATGTCAGTTAAACCACCTCTTGCAAGATGCTCACCTAATACAGTTAAGTCTCTTCCTACTAGGCCGTCTGTGTCTAAGCTAAAGGTAACTTCCTTTACTTTCTCGCCACCTTTTTGAATCATAATCGTACTAGCGCCAGCTCTTAACGGTCTTACATCACCAGAGCCAAATGTAGTTTCTCTTAGTACGTTTACGTTTGTTGGTGTTACGGCTGTTGTTCCTGTACCGCCAGACAAGGTAAACTCTGCACTGGTAGTCATAATCTGTAAGAAACGTCCTGGAACTATATGTTTGATAACATTAACTTGGTCAGATGCAATCGTAACATTTATAGCTGCATCATCTTCTGTGCCAGGCGTATGGTTTTCAAAGTCTGCTGTAACCGAACCAAATATTGTTTGGGGCTGTGCTGTTGTACCAGCAAAGTATAAGCGCTCTTCATAAAAAGCCACAGCTCTAGGAAATCCATTCTTTGTGCTAAAAGAACCCTCAGACCACTGTGTTGTTCCAGACGTTGCTACTGCTGGTAATACTAAAAAATTATGTTCCTGCACAACAGCCGTTGCTGTAGTTGCGTTTGTTACTGCTGTTATTTTTACAAATCCAGTGCCACTGTGCTGATACTGCCAATCAATAATGCCGTAAGTTTCTGTTCCCTCTAAATGTACTGGCGGTTGCGTTCCAGAGGTATCACTTCCAGCATCTGTTTTTTTATACAAATTTCCTTCAAAATGCACTAAGTCATTTTGTGCATAGGCTGTACTGGCAGCCCAAGCCTCATGTCCTATCTCAACACGCTCTCTAAACTGAAATAGTGCGCCTACATGACCAGACACAAATAAATCGGCAGAAGCTGTTAAGGTCACAGTACCAGTGTTTGCGCTAGATGTAATTGTTGTTGTTGTTATATTTTCATCAAGATAAGGCCCATCAATAAAAGCTACATCTGCAAGCGTGAATGATGTTTCTGTTGTTCTCGTTAACTTTGCTGGTTCATGGTTTTTGTGAGCTAAAAAAACTACGTCAGCAGATTGCACATGGTTTATCTCAAATATTTCAGTAACACTATCTACACCATATGTTGTAGTTACTTCAACAATTTTACCAGCAGTTCCAGCAGAACTGTAGGTTGTGAATGCAGAGCTATCAACACCGCTTAACTGAAATGTATTAGTTGTTTTGCCAGCAACAGTAAACTCTCTTTTGTTTAGCTCAACCATACCAACTACAGATTCAATAAATACTCTGTCACCATCATTAAAGCCATGACCATTAGAAGTAACAACTGCTGGGTTTGCTTTTGTGATTGCTGTAATTGTTTTTGTGGCCTCTGTTAAAATCTCTCCATCCTTAAAAAACCGAATGTAACCAGCGCCAAACTCAAGGACATAAGCTTGCGTATCGCTAAACTCAAAGTTGATTAATCTTACTTTACCGCCATCTTTGGATGAACCAGCATATTGTGTGCCTGGTCTTCTCGTTACACCACCTTGCGGAAAGACAAGCATGTTCTGTAATGTTTGAGCGCCAGCGCTGTATTTCTGTAAATCAATCCTACCTTCAAGACGAGGCGATAGCTCACCAGCTTGGAAGTTGGTAACAATGGATGATACTCGCGCCATTTTAGAACCTTGAGTTTATAAATGAGTCTGCAATGATTTTGTCTGGCACACCTTCAGCAGCATCCATAGAACGAGCCTCTGCTAATCTAGTTTGGTACAACTGGAACATTTGTTGCCCTACAGAATTACTACCAGTGATTGCATACGCTACTTCGGATGCTAACTTGTGAGCAATGGTACTAGAAAGCAAGCTATCATACTGCTCTGTGTCTGTTACTCTGCCTATGTAAATAATCTTGCAAGTAGATTCGTCTGTTAATATTTTGCGGCCTTCTACCTTAAACATATTCTGTGAGTCATATGCGGCAATCTCGTTGTCTACATTTGCGTTCCAGAAAGACAGAACTCTTAGGCAGTAAGGGTTAGTCGGTAAGGTGTATTGATAAGTAAACCCAAATGCAGGAGCAGCGCTATCTTGCGCCAATGCTTTTCTTGTGATAGCTGCGTTCCAAGGATGCGCTCTTAGCACTTGGTCTCGTACAGTTTCAAACCTACGGTTACACAGTCTAGCTTCTTTTGAGTTTTCCGTTAGCGCTGTAATGGTTGCTGCGCCCAGCAAATCCATAGCTTCATTACATATATCAACTACCGATGACATGTTTTATTAACCTTTCAACCTTTACTAGCGCACCCTGACTAACATTGTTGTCACCGCCAGACATAACCCAGCCTTTTTCTTTGTGTATCTCAACTATTTCTTTCAGGGCTTTTGTAGGCAATATTACCACATAACCAGTGCCTATGACAAATGCCCAATAGTCTGCTTCTGTTGTGTCTACGCCAGATGGCTTACCTCTACAAAAAAACTCCACAAACACTTTACCAGTTTGCGAAGCTCTAAAATCTCTTTTAACTTCTATTGTTTTTCCAGACAGCAATTCGCTTAACCACTTCTCAGCTAACTGCCCTACCTTCAAATCATATTTAAAATCGTTGTTATATTCCAAGTCATTTCCCCAGACTGGAAGCAGAAAGGGGCGGTAGAACCGCCCCAATCATATTAGTTTACAACGTATTCAATAACAAAAGCCATGTCTCCAGCGGAGGCGCCTTCTGCATTGAATGTTGCAGCAACATAGTAAACATCGCTTGGGTCTTCGCTTTGACCAGCTAATTCCCAAACTTGTTGACCTGTTGTGTTTAAGTCTAGCACTTCATAGCGAAGTTCTGCTACAGCAGCGCCATCAGCAACCGAAGTAGCTAACGCGTCCACATCCACAACAGTACCGTCATTGGTGTAGAAGCCAACATTGAATGTGCATGAACCGCCTAACCCATCTGAACCAACACGTATAGATGTGAGGGTTGCGTGAGTTGGGATAGGTGCAAGCATAACAATATCAGTATCGTTAGTGTCTGTTGCAGCTAAAGCTACGTTACCTTGAGCAACGCGAATTACACCGCCTAGCTCACTTGCGCTGTTTGAAACTTGAGGGAGAGCCTCAAGATTTGCGATTAAGTCAGAATTTTTAGTTGTCATTTTCTATCTCCTATCTTAATCTGGTGTTTCGTCACAGAAGATTTGAACAACTTTGTTCTCTTCCATACGAGTTGCGCCAATATCCATGCAGTAATAGACTTGAGTTGCGTAACCTTTGTCGGAACGCTCATCAATTCTTGCAGAGATGTCTTTACCTATACCTAGAGCCATTCCATCTTCGGCCCATGCAAAGCATGTACGAACATCAGTCGCAGATACGCTTAGACGGTTTGTCATGATGAACTTAAAGCCCATAAAGGTATCGATGTCACCCTGTACAAGAGCCTTAACAGTGTTAAAGTCACTTGATGTTACCTGAG